CCTCCAACGACACATATCAGAAATACCCACGGAATATGCTCTTTGGTCGAGCGCTAACCAATGCCTATCGTTGGTATGCACCGGATGTCTTCTCACAGCCGCTCTACACGCCGGAAGAGCTGGGCGCCGTGGTAGATGCTGAATGGTCCTACACGTCAGAGGAGGGCACCGAGACGGTCACGGAGGCCGCGGTAGAGACGCCCGCGCTGGCACAGCAAGAGACCGTCACACTGCAATCTCTGGTTACCGAATACAGCGCTGAAAAAATCATGGCGGCCAACAAAAACAAAATACCGAGCACCGACGAGGATTTACTCAGGGTTGCCGAAGTGCTGCGTGGCGAGAGCGAGACCGGCGATGGGTAGAACGATTTCTAAAATAGATCACCTGTCTTACTCGTCAATTCACACGTACCAGATGTGCCCGCGCTCTTGGCGGTTTCGGTACCTTGACCAGATTCCTACCAAAACCGCGACGGCACTGACCTTCGGTTCCGCGTTCCACAACGCGATTGAGGCCTATCTCAAAGAGGAGCCAGAAAAACGCAAGGCACCGGCTCGGTATTGGGGGGAGCACTGGACCGCCGCCGTGGAAAAGGACGGCCTGGAAAACATCGACTGGCGCGACGAGACCCCAGAGAGCATGGAGAATTTAGGCATCTCCATGTTTGCAGCTACCGACGTGCAGGAAACGCTGGCAGAGATTGAACCATTGCGCGACGAGGAACGGGTGCATATCGAGGACTACATAACGCTGACCGTGCCCGGTGTCTCCATCCCGATCGTCGGCTACATCGACATTATCACCGCCGACGGCGTGCCCGGCGATTTCAAAACCTCGTCCCGGCGCTGGTCGAGCAATCGGGCTGAACAAGAGATGCAACCTGTGTTTTACCTGGCGGCGCTGAATCAGCACGGCTACGACCAAAACCCGAACGGGCTGTTTCGACATTACGTGTTCACCAAAACAAAAAATCCCACGGCGCAGGTTTTGGAGAGCTCACGGAGTAGCGGGGCTCTCTTATGGTTGCTGGACATGATTGAAAGTACCTGGGATTCTATCAAGAAAGGTGCATTTCCCATGAATCCAGATACGTGGAAGTGCTCGGAAAAATGGTGTGAGTTTTGGGGCATTTGTCGGGGCCGGTACGGTTAAACGCCGCCTACTGCACTTTTTCTACGGAGAGAGTGCAGTGGAGAGAGTTTAACTTTTTGTTCTGATAATTGATGGTTAGGAGATGGGTGCTGATGGTCTACGCCGTGAATGTTGGTGATTTTATTACGCTTGCCGAAAATGACGCCGCCCTCAGATTTGTGATTGGGCCTTTAATTGATCCATCAGCAGTTATTGAGGCTGAGCGAGGGCGCATTGATGGATTTGGTGCGGTCCTTAATTGTTCTGAGGAAAAAGCGAATGCGATTATTGAGATCGTGCGTAAGCGGCTTAAAAAGTATCAATTTCGATTTTATCAGAGCAAGACTGGGAATGGAAGTTGGGTGCGTGTTTGATCTGCTAAGAAAGGTCAAAAGATGATTGTATATAAATGTCCGTATAAGCATGAGGTTAAATATGGCGGTAACGACCTGTGGTACTGCCACGTTTGTGAAAAGAGTTATCCCACAAGATTAATCACTAGGTTAAAATTGAAGCCGCCCGAGGTTGACGTACGCCAGAAAAAACTTTTTGAGTTAAGCGAATTGTAAGTTCCGCCAAGAAAGGCTTAAAGGATAGAGGTAGGTATGAAGAAAGCGACGGTTGCGGTGAAGCGGCGGGTTTTGCTGAGGCTGCTGGAGACGACGCGAACCGGTAGAGAATTGCGGCTGTGGCGACTCCAGATCTGATTTACTGCGCCGCTGGTAATCAGCGATTTGCACAAATTGCAGTAGATGCTGGCTGGCTCTACGGGGCGCAATTGCCTGGCACCGTATACACTGACGTGGCACCTTTATGGTTCGCAGATCAGGATTGGAGGAAGCCTCGGCGCGAGGCGTACATGGCGGCGCTGGCAGAGCACCGGCCACACCAGGCAACGGTGCTCGATTTGGAGCGCGAAGAGCAATTTAACGAGGTGATGGATTGGGCGGAGGAGGCGGCGCAGTATGTGGAGCGAGTGGTGATTATCCCGAAAGTGTTTGATATCATCCCACGCATCCCTGAGCGGGTGGGTGGTGCGGATGTGGTACTCGGCTATAGCGTGCCGACGCGCTACGCGGGCACCGAGGTGCCGGTGTGGGAGTTCGGACGCCGACCGGTTCACCTTCTCGGCGGGTCACCGCGCGCACAAATGCAATTAATGCACTATCTAAATGTGGTTAGCGCGGATGGCAATTATGCGCAAAAGATGGCAACGCGATATTGCCAGTTCTGGATGCCGGGAACGGCGCGCTATGCTAAAAATCGCTGGTGGCCTACGCTGCGCGAGGCCGCTGGTGGTCAATTATGGGGTGATGGTTCAGATACTGCCGGCGCACCGTATGAAGCATTCCGGCGCAGTTGTGAAAACATCATGATAGCATGGAGTTAGATCCACTAAGAAGGGCTTAACAGACCAACAATGGAGGCTTTTTGATGACTGGAGACCAACAGCAATTCAACATCGGCGACCGCATCACCTTCATGCAGGGTTTTATAGAGCGCGGCGGGCGCGTCATTGGTAAAACACAGGGCAACAAGCTGTTTGTCAGGCCCGACTATGCACGCGATTGAGGATTTCAAACGCGAGGGTAATACGTTTCAAATCAAGATGTCTCAATGAAAAGCTACTACAGTAGTTTCGAGGAAAAACGAGATGCTTACGCCCGTGCGGCGGACGCGAAATTGCATGCCGATCATGTGGATCGCACGGATATTCAGGCGGTAAAAGCATGTTTGAGCGAATGTGTATTAGGGCACGCTTTGTACAGGGCATGGCGCGCGGTGCATGCACCACAGATGGAGCTGTCGGAACATGGATCGTAAGCGGAAAATCCAAGTTGCCTTCATAAAGGCGGAACTTGCTTTTCTTGACGCGATTGACCGCCCTTACGCGGAACGTGACTACGAGGTCGCCGACAAGGCGATCTACAAAATGCGTTGCGCTCGGAAACTGTGGCGGCGCTTGACCGGGCCGGAGGGGAACGTTTTGGACCGCGTTTTACAGCCCGTTGGGGTTGTGTACGAACGGACATTGCACGCAGAGATTATCAAAAAACTGGAGGATTCATGAAAACGCTTGACTACCAACCCTCAAAATACCAGTGGAACATTTTCAACTTTGTCCTATCTTCTGCAAAACATGGCGTCGTGGAAGCCGTGGCTGGCAGCGGTAAGACAACAACGCTGGAAACTGCGGCCAAGATGCTACCTCGACAAAATATGAACATGGCGTTTGTCGCTTTTAACCGACATATTGCCCAAGAGTTAGAAGCGCGGCTGCCGGTACACGTCCACGTTTCAACGTTACATTCTTTAGGATTCTCTGGTATCCGTCATGAGTACGGGCGCGTAGACGTGAACCCCAAAAAACTCAACACCATCTTGGATCAGTACAACGTCAACGGCAAAAGGTACGCTGTTAAGCAGCTGGTGTCCTTATGCAAAGCGACCTTGTTAAAACCTACCGAGCATAACCTAGATTATATCACTGGTCGTTGGGGGCTCGATATTGGTGGTGATGAGCAGGGGGCATTGTTTACCATCGCGCAAAATGTCTACGCAGAGAGCTTGGAACAGACCCGCGTGATCGACTATGACGACATGATCTTCTTCCCCGCGTCGGGCCGGGCGCCCACGAAGCAGTTTGACTTGCTCTTTGTGGATGAAGCGCAGGATTTGAACGCGGCGCAGTTGGAGTTAGCATTCCGCAGTATCAAGCCAGGCGGCAGGATTATTGCCGTTGGTGACCGCTGGCAATCAATCTATGGTTTTCGAGGGGCGGACGTGCGCGCGATCCCCCACATTATCGAGCGGTTGGACGCCGAAACACTGCCGCTCTCCATCACCTACCGCTGTCCTAAATTACACGTGGCGCTGGCGCGTGATCTGGTCCCCAGCATCGAGTGGGCGCCAAACGCTATCGAGGGTAATATTCAGGATATTCGTTTCGACGAGATGCTGAATCGGGTAAAAAGCGGCGATCTTGTCCTTTGCCGGACCAATGCCCCCCTCGTACCAGCGGCGTTGACGCTGATCCGTGCCGGAAAAAAAGCCGTGATTTTGGGGCGTGACATCGGGCGTGGGTTAATGCAGCTGCTGAAGAGAATGCGTTATCACAGCGGTACGGATCGGCTTTTTGACCTGCTCTATGAGTTGGAGTGTTATAAAAAGCAAGAAGCTGGAAAGTTCATCAGGCAAGAAAAATTTACGAGGGCGCAGTCGTTACGCGACCGTGTAGAGACGATCTTTGCGCTATCTGAGGGTTGCGAGACGCTCCAGGACGTGCAGCGGCGCGTCCACCAGGTGTTCGACGACACACAAAAAGGCGTGACCTTCAGCACGGTCCACAAGGCCAAGGGCACAGAGGCTGAGCGCGTTTTTATCCTGGAACCGGGGCAGATGCCGCACCCGATGGCAAGCAGACCCTGGGAGGTCCAGCAGGAAAAGAACATCAAATATGTGGCGTTGACGCGGAGCAAACGAGAGTTGTTTTTTGTGAGATGAACGATGATTGTGTATGTGGATATAGGGGCGCAGGTGGGGGTGCCAGAGTGTTGCTCGGAGTGCGGCGGATCGCTGGAGTTAGTGCACGCTGACTATGATATTCTGGGCCAGCATTATTATGACATGTATTGTGCGCGTTGCGCTGCGCGCGAGGCGTGGATTGGGCCGGCAGGATTGGCGGAGTGTGTGCGTCATTATCGCCCGCAACATGACGAGGTGGCGCTGGATGCGTATCGGTCGTTTGACGAGCGATGCCCGGAATGCGGATCGTCCTACACAATCATCTCTGCGAGTCATCATGAACGGTTAGAGGGCCGATTCCGCTGGGATGTGTGGTGTAGGAAATGCAAGCGGATCGATGTATGGCTGGAATCACCCGCGTTGAAGCGGAAGCGGGCATATCGCTGGAATTGGAAATGGGAAACGTGGGCCGAGGCTGAGTTGCAAGCACCACGAGAACCAAAGCAGTTGAAATTATTTTGACGGAGGTAATCGTGTCAGAACAACTAACGCTAAACGACTATCAGAAAAAAGCGGAGAAAACCAGCGGCGCCTATGGCGAGTTAGGAGGATAACATGCCGGATTTTAAACCGCGTGATCGTATCAGGGTTATCAAAAACTATGGATTGCTACACCACACTGGACACGTGATCACAAAAACCCAGGGTGCGAAATACATTATTGATATCTCACCACGGGGCCACCGGCGTAATCTGCACGTTGTGAAACCTGATGATGAGCACTATACCCCGGAAAAACCATGACTCAAACTACCCTCATCAACGACACCGACCGCGAGATTTTGCAGTCCGAGTTCGACGTAACTGAAAAATGGTGGCAGGAGGCTCGGCAGATTGCTGCCGCCATGATCAACGATAAAAAGCCGGAGTTGTGCACGGTTAAACCATGGTCTACCTTAGCCATGGGGTTCAATCTGTACGGCGATCCAGCGCAGTCATTAGATGAATACCTCCAGGACAATCCAAAATTAAACCGACTGTTAGGCATGGTATTAGGCCAGGCCATGCGAGAGGTTTTGGACGGTGAAGGCTCGGTATTGGTGAAACGCGATGGACACAAGCCGACCGACGATGAACTCCGTGACCGCTGGCTGGCCCAACATCCATTGGTGCTGTACGGGATAGGGGAATGGCGTGCCTACGAAGACGGCGTCTGGCCCCCGATCAACGAGACGTTGGTGGAACGCCAGCTGATGAATGTGCTGGAAGATGCCAAACCGGAGGGTATCCGTCCCTCGGCGCGGTTATTGGGTTCAGTCGCGGAGTTAGCGCGCATTGAGACCTTTCGCCCGGCGGATACCTGGGATGCGGATAAAGACCTGCTCGTCTGCGCTAATGGGATGCTCCACATCCCCACGAAAGAGCTTAGAAAACACGATCCGCAGGCCTACCAAACCACCGGCGTGCCCTACGCCTACGGTCCGAAAGCTGGCTGTCCGGCGTTCCAGGACGCCCTAACGCGCCTACCCTACCGGGTGACCCAGTTTCTCCAGGAATTTGCAGGGTACTGTTTGACCACCGACACTAATTACGAAGTGGCGGTCTGGTTCTACGGTCAGCCGGGCTCAGGTAAAAGCACAATCATCGAGGGCTTTAACGCGATGTTAGGAGAAAGAGCCGGCGTGCTGTCCCTAAAGCAGATTGCACGTTCCCGTTTTGGATTGAGTAATATCGAGGGCAAAACGCTGATCTATGCGTTTGAAAGCCCGGCGATCTACGTGGAAACGACCGACGTGCTCAACGCGCTAGTCTCCGGCGAGGCGGTGCTGATGGAACGCAAGTTCCGCGACCCGGTAAAGGTGATCCCCCGCGCAAAAATTCTATGGGCGATGAACAAACTGCCGCGCATCGGTGACGCCGGTGACGGTCTGTTCCGGCGCGTGCACGTGGTCAAGTTCAAACCGCTTCCTAAACAGCACCGCGACCCTACGTTAAAAGACCAGATAAAAGAGGAAGGCGCGGGCATTCTCAACTGGGCGCTGACCGGGTTGGACCGCTTGAGAAAACGGGGCCGGTTTCTGATCCCGCCGGAGATCCGCGACGCTACTGATGAATTTCAGGCCAACAACGACCCCGAAGCCGCGTTTGTTGAAGACCGGTGCAAGGTCGATTTGTTGGATACCTCGTTAAAAACCCAGTCATCTCAACTGTATCAAGCCTACAAAGATTGGTGCTATGACAATGGACACAAGGCCAAGTCTATTACCAGCGTGGCGCAGGAATGGCAGCGCTTAGGGCTTGAGAAAACACATATTACCGGCAGAGCCTACTGGGTTGGCATAGAAATACGTAATAATTTACCGTAGGGTAGAGGCTGTAGAGGGTTCCTAGCCTTTAAGTAGACGAGAACTCGTCTGTTGAAAAATAGTTGAATGGACTCAGCGCAGTATAGGTTAAGGGGGGAGTACCCTCTACACCCTCGACCAAAACACAGGGGGAAACAAATGAAACGCGATTACATCCAATGCAAGGGCTGTGGGCGGAAACTACAATTTACTTGGTATCATGCCAAGAAACAGTATGCGCGAATGATAGAACGCGGCGCGACGGTCGAGCAGGCCAAGGCCGCAAGCCCGCGCTGTCAGAAATGCACAACCAAATGGTTACGGGAGCGAGGTCTATGAACACACTCCAAACTGCGCAACGTTGGTTACAAACAAACATCTCCGTCATCCCCATCGTTTCCGGCGAAAAGCGCCCAGCATTGTCCTCATGGAAGCAATATCAGACCCAACTACCGAGCGCCGACCAGACCGAAACGTGGTTCTCCAACGGTGCGGGCCTGGCCGTGGTTACCGGGCATCAAGGTTTGACCGTGATTGACTTCGACGACCGACAGGTATACCAGCGTTGGTTAGCCTACGGCGGAAAATGTCCCTTGGCCAAGCAAGTCGCGCGCTTCACCCACCAGGTTAAAACGGCGAAAGGGCGACACGTGTACGTTTACCTGCCAGAGGCCACCAAGTCGCGCCCGTTGCTCAAACCCGACGGTGAAAGATGGGGCATTGACATCAAGTCTCGGGGTGGCTACGTGCTGGCGCCACCGTCTATCCATCCGTCCGGCCGCCAATACCGAGCGGTCAACGGTCAATTTATCGTAGGTATCAACGCGCTATCTGAGATTCTGCCCCCGGAGATGCTGCGCCGTCCAGATTTCGAGCCTAAAGGCACAGCACCCAGGCCGATTGTAAAAAAACGTGACATCTGGGACGAGGTCATGCACCCGGTCGAGATGGGCGACGGCACGATCCAACGGATAAAATCTCATTTCCGCATGGAGGATCTCTTGCCCATCGAAAAGCGAACCGGCGCGGATTTTTACCTAACCCGCTGCCCCCTGCACGACGATCACGATCCGTCCATGTGGGTTAATACCCGCGATCAGATTTGTGGCTGTTACGCGGGCTGTACGCCCAAACCGCTGGACGTGATAAATTTATATGCAAGAGTACATGATTTGAACAACAAGGCGGCTATCCGAGAGCTGGTGTCACGGATGCAGCTTTAAGCTAGATGTTTCAATTTTTTCATACAGGGGGGGCACATGCACAGAGATGAATATACTCCGCAGCAAAGAGCGGCCTTGATCACCAAGTGGTTGATGAGGTATGGGCGCGTGACAGAGCAGCAATTGATTGATGGACTCGGTATTACTGGGCGGGTGGCGCGCCGAACTCTTGTGCAACTCTCTGTTGTGTTACCGATCCGCGATAACGGTAACACTTGGGAGATTTTAGAACAAGTGTCATAAAATTACCAAATTTTGGTATAGGTATCACCTACAATAGGCTTAGAGACTTCTGCATCTCTGAGCCTTTTTGTTGTCTACCTGTGGAGGTAAACATGCTTGACGAACAACTGTTAGCGATTGCATTTTTACTGGCGGTGGCGAACAAAGCGATTGTAGACTACCTAGCTGAACCGGTGCGCAAGCGGTTTCCTGACGTGGATCTCTGGTACTTGACCTACGTGGCGTTTGTGACTGGCGCGGCGCTGGGCTTTCTGGCCGACATCAATCTGTTTGCGGTAGCTCCCGGACTGGAGGGTTTGGCAGGGCGCGTGTTGACGGCGGCTGTGGTTGGCGGTGGCGCTGGATTGATCCACGACGTGATTGATCATGAGGATGTGACGGCCTAACATGGCTGAATCCATCCTCTGGCTCGTAGGCAGCGACATTGCCCAGCGCGCCGTTGTCAATCTGGAGCAGGTGCCAGTTGACAACTTTGGTCAGTGGGCGCTCAGTATCGCCCTGTGTGGTATGGACCGTGACAACCTGCTGGCGGCCGTGGTGGATTATCACGGTGAGGCGGCGGTCAAGGCGTATCTAAACACTATCGAGCCCGCTGTTAGTCACTGGCGCTTGCCTGTCGGCGAAGGGGATTTTCCTCCCTCTCGATGGTATGTGGCAACCATACACGATCTGCATGGCACAAAACGCCAACCGCTTGGATTGCCTCGCCGACATTCAGGTATTGATATAAACCTCGACTTTGCCGAGCGAGGTGACGTAGAACGTCGGTTAGGGCTCTCTGTTTTCTCTATCACTCGTGGCATCGTGACCTATGTCACAGATGATTGGGGCGGCGTCGGCATGGTTGTGATTCGGCACGACACGATAGATGGCCCGGAGTGGTGGCGATATGCTCATTTGGTGCCGAGCGTCAAGCGCGGTGACATAGTTGCATGTGGTGACAAGCTCGGGTCGTTTGCGAATTACAAAGACGGCGATCATGCTCATGTGGACGGCGCGGATGAGCCCATAACCAGACAATGGCTGACAGCCGGCGTCTCGTGGTTTGATCCAGTTGAACGATTAAAGCAACGTATTGATCCGGCGGCTGTTGACGCCATGCTTGCGAGGGGCTGAGTGGAAGCAGCGGCTTTCATCGAACTCATCAATACCGGCGTCTCTATAGCAATTTTGTTCTTCTTTATTCGGGGCGATGTGGTGTCTAAAAAAACGGTGGAGATCATCACCGAAAAACTGGTAGCCGAATTATCGGCGCGGATTATCGAGGCGGTCAACCGGATTATGAAAGAGCGAGATGAGGATTTGCGTGAGCGCCTGAGTCGCATCGAGGATTGCATCAACGCAAACGTAGAGAGCCGGAGGGCATTGTGATCAAGGAATTTCTGCTCGCTATTATCGGTGGCTTTTTGAGCCACAAGTTACAGCGATACATTGACCGGATTGAGGAACGTGGCTGGAACCGGCTGACGTCCTACACCGTGGGCGTGCTGCTTGTGTTCCCGTTTGTGCTGGTGTTTCATGAGCAGCTTGATGATCTGGACAGTGAGAAACGGCTAACTGCATCCTATTTGGGGGCATATCTTCCTTTCGGTGCTGGGGTGGCGATCGGTTGGTTTGTAGACAATTTATGATTGCGTATACGTTTATTTCTACGCAGTTATTAGGGAAGAGGAATGGGTAGGCACTACACTTGCGAAGTGTTTGAAAACGCGATACCCGGTACTGGCGGCATCATGAAGCGCATCGCTGACCGGGTGGGTTGCGACTGGTACACGGCGAAGAAATACGTCACGGAGCGATGCGCCGGCGCGAAGAAGATGTTTGAGGCGGAGCGCGCAGGCATTTTAGACGAGGCCGAGGAAAAAGTCATTACCGCGATCCGCGAGGGCGATATGAGCACCGTGCGCTGGTATCTATCCACTGTCGGCAAAGATCGCGGTTATACCGAGCGTAGAGAGGAAGTGCGCACCGAGGGTATCATGGTGGAGATCGATTTGTGAAGTTTTCCTATCTTTGCACGTTCACCGAGAAGCAGGTTGAAGCGACGCGCCAGGCGGACGCTCACAAGTACACGCTGTTTGGTGGCTCGCGCGGTCCCGGCAAGTCGCATTGGCTGCGCTGGTACGCATTGCGACGGCTACTGAAGTGGGCTGCGGAAGGTCGCTACGGCGTCAAGGTGGGGCTTTTCTGCGAGGATTATCCATCGTTGCAAGACAGGCAGATTTCTAAGATCAGCAAATGGCCTGTTTGGTTAGGCGAACTGAAGCGGTCCAAAGAGCACGGCCTGGGTTTCCATCTGCACGCTCGGTATGGTGGGGGGGTACTCCTCCTCCGCAACCTGAAAGATGGGCAGCGGTACCAGAGCGCGGAGTTTGCGGGGATTGCCATCGACGAGCTGACTAAAAACCCGCTCAAGGCGTTTGACGATCTGCGCGGCTCGCTGCGCTGGCCCGGGATTGATGACACATTTTTCGTGGCAGCGACGAACCCCAATGGAAAATATTTCAAATGGGTACGTCGAGCATGGGTAGAGCGCGACTTTACCGGACCGATTGCGCATCTCGCCAAGATCGCCGATCAGTTTAGTTATGTCAAGGCGTTACCGGAAGATAATCCATATCTGAATGATGACTATTGGACGATGCTGAACAGCCTACCGCGGCGGTTGCGCGAGGCCTGGCGCGACGGCTCCTGGTACGTCGCGGTTGAGGGGCTCGTGTTCGACTCGTTTGGTGAGGCCAACATCACCAATGAGGAGCCTGACCCGAATCTGCCGATTGAACTCGGCATCGATGATGGGTACATTGACCCGCGGGCAACATTGTTCATTCAGAAGAAGGGCAACCATATTCTTGTGTTCGATGAACTGTACGAGACCAAGAAATTGGAAGAGGAGACCGTTGACAGCGTTGTTGAGCGGTGCGAAGAACGCTATGATGGCAAACTGCCAGAAATGGCGGCAGTGAGCCATGAGGCGACATCGCTCCGCAGGCGTTTGCGTGAAGCCAACATCCCGGCGCGTAACTGGATGGCCGTCAAGGCCGGACGCGCCAAGAGCACGCGCAAACAGGCGATCCAGGCGACGCGAGCCCTGATCCAGGACGGCAACCAATACCGAGCCTTGAAGGTGCATTCGCGGTGCAAGAATCTACTTGATGAGATCACAAGCGGCTACCGCAACAAAGAAGATCCGGCTGGCGGCTACCAGGACGAACCGCAGGATGGCAATGATCACGCCTGCGAGGCGTTAGAAGGTTGGGTTTGGTTGCGAGCGCGCCGGTATGTGCCACAAGTTGAGGAAAACTAATGCTTGAAGATTTTCTCGTCAACCTGCTAATTTGGTTACAGCGCGCAGCGCTATGGTTGCTGATTGCTGGGCCCTATGTTTTGGGGATTGTGGTGGGGTGGGCGGTGCGACTGTGGCGACTGTGGCAAGCAGCGGCAGTTGAAGGTTATCAAACTGGAGTAGGGAATGCCTAGTCTTTTGCGACGAGTAATCACACGGGCGCGCAAATCCGCACTCTATGACCGGCACCCGGAGCTTGAGGGACGTGTGCATCTCTACTCTGGCGACGGTACCGGCACCCGGCAGCGATACAGCGATCGTGATAATCCGTACTTTTACAGGATCAACACCTGGGCACGAGTGGCAATTCGGAAAATTGCCGAAAACATTGCTCCTCTACCCGTGCGCGTGATAGACGGCGACGGCGAGCCTATCGCCGGGCACCCGCTGACGCGCCTGCTCTCCGAGGTCAACGACACGATGGCAGCAAGCGACCTGTGGCGAGAGTGGACAACGGAGATGCTGTTACAGGGAGAATGTGGCCTGGAACTGGCGCTAGACGGACGCGGGCAACCGTTAGAGCTGTGGACGCGCCAATCTCACCAATTTAACGTGCGTTTGGAGAGCGGTGGGCGCCGGTATCGCAACATCGTCGGATTTTTCGTCGATGATAACCGGGGCGATCCGTACCTGGTGCCCAACGATGATTTCATTCATACCAAGTTCTATAATCCCGAAGAGCCATTGCGCGGCCTGAGTCCTATGAGCGCGGTGCGCAGCGGTATTCTGATTGATGAGTTTGCGCAGGCGTGGACTGGCGACTTCTTCCGTAACCAGGCGAGGCCAGACTTTGCCGTCGTGACCCCGCAGGGTGTGACCAAGACCGAGAAAAAGCGCATCGAGGACACGCTGGCAGCAGACCATGGGCGGCGGCGTTCTCATAAGCCGGTAATCCTCGAGGAAGGCTTGATTGACATCAAGCCGCTTAACCTGGCGCCCAAAGACACGTTATGGCTTGAGCAACGCGAGAAGAGCAGTGAGGAAATTCTGGCGGTGTACGGCGTGAGCCCTGAGCTGGCGGGCCTGGGTAACCGCACCTATGAGAACATGCCCGAAGCGAAAAAGGCACTTTGGGAACTGACGCTCGTGCCGCTGGCCGGCAGCCGTGACGACTGGCTCACCGAGTTCTTCCGCAGACGCGGTGACCTGCTCCCTAATGAGAGTATCGCTACGGACCTAAGCGGCGTTGAGGTACTCCGTGAGGACGTAGGAAAAAAGATCGAGCAGGCGGTGAAGTTGATTCAAAACGGTACGCCGCCGAACCTGGCTTATCAAACTGTCGGCATGGATCTAGTGATTGACGGCGGCGATGTGGGTTATATGCCCATCAACATGGTGCCGGTCGGAGAGTCGCCTTACCTGGCGCGCACCCCAGAGCCCCCCACCAATACCGAGCAGGCAGCCGCTCCGCGAGCAACAAAGCAGGTAGATCCATGGGAGTTCGGCGGCGACCTGCACCGCAAAACGTGGCAGCGCAAGCAATTCAGAATTGCGCCATTTGAGAAGCGGATGCAGCGGATGTTGAAGAAACAGTTCCAGCGCCAACAGATTGAAATTGGCCGCGCGCTGCGGGACCAGAATCAGTTAGGACACGGCGACGGTTTGGAAACGAAGCAAACAAAGATGAATGTGCTTCAGTTGTTTGATTTACAGCAGGAAAAAGAGCGTTTTCGAGCAACCTTTCAACCGCTGCTTCTGGCGGCACTGGAAGCGGTCGGGCAAGAGGAGATGGACGGGCTCGGTATAGAGATGGCGTTCGATGTGGACCGGCCCGAAGTGCGCGGCGAGATGGCAGCGATCCTGGGTAAGTTTGCCGAGGAGACCAACAACACAACTTTCAATGAACTAACGGACTTATTCACAGAAGCAGAGGCGCAGGGCGAGACAATCCCCGACATGATGGAGCGCCTATCTGCCTATTTCGAGGGGCGCAAATCAGACTATCAGACAGAGCGGATTGCGCGCACGACCATGACCGCGGCCAACAGCGCGGGCGACGAAGCGGCCTGGAGTCAGTCGGGCGTTGTGAAAGGCTCTCGTTGGCTCACGAACATCGACGGACGCGAGCGTGATGCACACCGAGAAGCACATAATCAGACGGTTGGTTTGGGACAGATGTTTGAGGTGGGCGGCGAGATGCTAGCTTTTCCAGGCGATCCAGCCGGTTCTCCTGGGAACATTATCAACTGTCGATGCAGTAGGGCAGCAGTGCTGATAGGAGAGGACGTATGAGACGCAAAAATGTTGATATTGAGCTAGTGAACCAGAACGCAAACGGTGGGCGCATCGTGATCAACACCGGCGCTGTGGACCGTGACCGTGACCGCGTGCTCCCCCAGGGCGTTAAGCTGGATAACTATATGAAGAATCCTGTTGTCCAATGGGGGCACAATTACCGCGATCCGTGGGCAACCGTGGGTGAAACGCTCAACTTGGAGATAAGCGACGGCGGCATTGTGGCTGATTTCTCGCTGCGTCAACCTGCAAGCGAGAGCGATCCGATGCACGTTATCCGTCTGCTGTGGGAGCAAGGCCTGATCCGCACCGCAAGTGTGGGCTTCGACCCGCTGGAATGGGAAGAGAACGAGGCGGGCGGCTACGATTTTACGGCCTGGGAATTGCTGGAATGGTCGCTGGTCCCCGTACCCGCGAACCAGGAAGCGCTACGGCTGGCGGTGAAAGGGCTCGCGAGCCCCCCCAATACCGAGCCTTCTGATGAACCAGAGGGCACCTTCAAATATACACTGGAATGTGATCAATGCGGGGGGGGCTACAAAGCCAGTGCAACGTTATGGAAAATGATTTTAGAGGGTGAGGCCCCCCAATTATGTGAGGACTGTATACAACATGAGGTTCCCGACGCACCTAAAAGCGTCGATAGCACCGAGGGAAACCAGGCAACCAACAATGAAACCAATGAACTCACGCCGGAAGAGCTCTCGGTATTGGCTGAATTGAAACAAGCACTCAAACCACTCAAGGAGAAATACAATGTCTGAATTGGAGAAACTACGGCAGGAAGTATCTGAATTGCAACAGGCGGTCAAGGCGCACGCCGACGACCCGGCAACCATTGATTACGGCGAACTGGAAAAGACGCTCAAGCAGCTGCTGGACCGCATGACCGCCAAGGAAGCCGACCGGAAGGCGCGACGTCACGGCGAGACTGAGGACGTACCCGCCGTTGGCAGCAGGGCGCAGCGCGAGGCCGTCAAAAACTACGCGGTTCCCGACGGCAAGTACAAGGGCGTGGACGCCTTTGGGCTGTGGGTTGCGAAAGAGCTTGCTCGCAAGGGCGCGATGCCTCGCAGCAAGGAACTGAATGATGCCATTCAGAAGGCCGACATGTCTACCACGGACGCGGTGGGCGGTGATCTGGTCCCAACCATGCTGGCGGGCGAACTGTGGGACAATTTCTTCCTCCAGTCGCTGGTCGTGCAGAACCTTGGCCCGATGATCCCTATGCCCTCCAACCCCTACGAGATTCCGATTTGGGGCGAAGTGACGTGGTATAAAGGCAGCGAGAACACGGCGACCACGGCGACCGCTATCGCCACCGACAAGCCGATCATGACCGCCACGGAGATTGTGGCTGAAGTCGATTGGTCCTACACGCTGGATGAAGATGCAATCATCCCGATGTTGCCCAACTTGCGCAGCAACATTCAGCGCAGCGGCGCGGAGAAGATGGATGCCTTTGTCCTCAACGCGGACGCGACCAATGCCGGCACGGGCAACATCAACAGCGACGACGCGGACCCCGCCGATACCGAGTATTACCTGAGCGATGGCAAGGACGGTATCCGGCACTATTTCCTGGTGGACGATACCGATCAGGGGGTTGATGCTGGTGGCGATGCACTGACCGACGCCGACATTAAGAATGCCCTCGCCAAAATGGGCAAATACGCGGTGCGGCCCTCGGACTGCTTCATGATCCCCGACGTGAGCACCTATCTCAAGGGACTCATGGGCTTGGACGGCGTGCAGACGCTGGACAAGTACGGTTCTGAAGCTGTGCTGCTGACCGGTGAGCTGGGGCGTTATCGGGGTATCCCGATTGTTCCGTCTGAGTCGATGCCTCTCACTGAGGCTGACGGCAAAGCAAGCGACACAGCGGGTAACAACACCCTGGGACAGATTGCTTTCGTCAACAAGAATCTGTGGCGCGTTGGCTACCGTCGGCAGTTGCTGATCGAGGTTGACCGCGACATCCAGACCCGGCAGACCTTCCTCGTGGCATCCTTCCGCCTGGCGGTTGCGGCCCGCGACGACGGCGCCACCGCTGGACGCGGCGACGACCACACCGCTGGTATCTACAACATCAGCGTATAGACAACAACAGACACAGGACGGGGCGGGTGACCGGTTACCTCCGCCGGTTACCCTCCCCCCCCCGATAAGGAGTTGACATGAAGAACATTTGGAAAGTTGCGATTGTTATCGCCGTGGTGCTCGGTATGGCTGCGGTAGCAATGCAGGCGTTTGCGCCTGAAGAGCGGGCGGTCAGGGAGCGGATTGCCATTGATGCGCGCTCCGATTCCTACCTGTACAACGGCGCCGATCTGTACGTCTACAGCGACGATCACAGCACGCAGAAATTGCACGTTGACGGCGCAACTGGAGCAATTGACGGCGAAAGCGACGTGACGTTTGCCGGTGTGTTGAATCCAGAGTGTACAACCAGCGCGATCACCGGCACGCAGACCCTGACCCCCACGGCGTCTTGTTACTTGCTGAGCGGCGGCAGCACATTGACGCTAACGCTCGGCTCCGTTGACACCGGCGTCGTGGTCAACTTTGTGCGTACCGGCAACGCTGACCTGGTGCTGGACTCGGCTATCAAGACATCTGACTCTGACCTGAATCAGTACGATGGCTTCTCCGCTGTTTACGATGGCTCAGAGTGGGTACAGCTGGGCGCGAGCGCAAATTAACATGATCCTCGCTCTGACCGACCGTCGGTATCTCCGGCAAACCATTGATGTGGTAGGCGACGATGCGCATATTTGGGCGTTTCCCCCCATGACCGCCGGTCGGTTGGGGCCTGCCGATTTGGAAGGCTACGATCTCGTTTACATTGACCTGCACGGCGAACCCAGCGGCGGCTATCTGTACACGTTTGACAACACGCCGGCTTTGAGTTTTCAAACTGTGCGCCAGGCAACGTTGGAAAGCGTGCTGGTGGTAGCCACCACATGCTATCTGCCACAATCGCCGTTTTTGAGCGCGTTTCAAGACGCAGGCGCGGCGGTGATTGCTGGTGACGGCCCCAACTACGGCGAGGACGATCGGGGTGCAGCACGTGGGGCGCAACTGCTGGCACAGAGCGTCATTCGCCGTGTGATTGCTGGCGAGAGTCCAAAAGCAGCCTTTGTACAAGCGCGGCAGATGCTGCGGTACTCATGGCGGCGCTGGCTGGACCCGAAGGCGACCGCCGACACATTGAAGTTTGAGTTTTACGGAGGTCCCGATGACGAAGCTAAAAGTGTTGTCTGACTACAGCAGCAACCACGGCAAATACCGAGCCGGTCAGGTGATTGAGGTAGATCCGGCAGAGGCTCAGTATTTGCGCACTGATTCGCCTGGCTCGTTTGCGCCGGTTGCGGAAGAGCAGCATAAATGCGTCTGCGGTCGCGTGTTCGACTCAGAGCGTGGCCTGTCGTTACATCAACACTACTGCGACAATTTTAAGGCGCTGGACACCCCACCGCGTGACAAGATGGTCAGAGGAGCAACCACAAAATGAGCATCACCAACGGCTACTGCACGCTGGCAGCGCTCAAGGCGCGGTTGGATATTGAGGCGCTCGATACTGACGATGATAACAAGTTGGAAAACATTGTCGAGGGTGTCAGTCGGTGGATTGACCGCTACTGCAACCGCGAATTCTATACCACTGACGAAACGCGGTACTTCACGCCGAAGTGGAGTGACCGGCTGTACATTGACGACGCGGTGAGTCTGGACACGGTAGAGGTTGCTACGTCCACGGCGCGTTCCTACGTTGAATGGGTGGCAACCGACTACGATACCGAGCCGCTAAACGCGGTACCCATCACGGCGCTGTTTGTGGCCCCAGATTCCAGCAAGTACTTTGCGCCACGGTTGCGGAAATCTGCTAAGATCACGGCGACCTGGGGTTATGCCAGCGCAACACCTGAGCCGGTACGTGAGGCGTGTTTACTGCAAGTAGAGCGTTTGTTCAAACGCAAAGACGCGCCATTTGGCATTGCTGGTTCTCCTCAGCTGGGTGAGATGCGATTGCTGAAGGAAATGGACCCGGATGTTGCGCAGTTGTTGGCTCGGTATCGGCGGGTGAGGTTGTGAGTAACGTAACGCTGCACCACGGTGACTGCCTGGACGTGCTGCCGACGCTTGAGGCGGAGGGTGCGGACGCGGTGATTACTGATTTACCCTATGGCACAACCGCCTGCCGATGGGATGAGGTTATTCCATTTGGACCAATGTGGGATTGTGTCAAGCGCGTCCTTAAACAAGATGGTCAATTCATCACTACGTCCAACCAGCCATTTACGAGCTATTTGATTATGAGTAACCCTGACTGGTTTAGATATGAAATGATTTGGAAAAAGACAATGGCGACGGGCTTTTTAGATGCAAACCGACGACCATTGAGAGCGCACGAAAATATTTTGGTTTTTAGTGAAATTGGATACCCAACATACAATCCACAGTTTTGGTATGCCGAGCCATATGTCCGCAATCGTGAACATGACAAGATGGGCCGGGCTGTACATTATGGGAGTCACGACGGGCACGGGGGAAGCGTGAGTGAAGATGGGCGCAGATACCCGCTGTCAGTTGTAGAGTACAGCAACGGTAACAATGGCAGCGTTCATCCGACGCAAAAGCCGGTAGAACTCTATGAGTATCTCGTGAAAACCTACACTAATAAAGGCGATGTGGTACTCGACCCCGCAATGGGCGGCGGCACAACCGGCGTCGCTTGCGTCAAAACCGGACGCCACTTCATCGGCATCGAGATCGACGAAGGCTATTTCAACATCGCCAAGCGACGCATCGAAAAAGCGCAATCAGAAGCGCGGCAATTACGGCTGGAGATAACATCATGAGCCTCGACTACGGCGACGACTTCGACGAACTCAAGCGCCGCCTGCAACATCCTGAAACGTGGCTGGGCAAACCGCTGCGCAGATTTCACCAAAAGGCCACGCCCAAGCTGCAGGGCATGGCGCGTGAGAACGCACCGGCAGACCGCGGTCAGTTGGAGCAGTCGATCGCTACTAAGATCAGCGCTAATCCAGTGCCGTTGTGGTCAAAAGTGGGCACCAATGCCAAGGACGCCAGGCCACAGGAATATGGCACAGGTTTATTGAGCGAAGCGCCCGACAGTTTGGGCAAACGGCACCTCCCACCGCCGGACGCACTGGAAACCTGGGCGCGGCGTCACGGCTTTGAGAGCGGCTATCAGGTGGCGATGATCATCTACAAGCGCGGCGGGCTGCGGCCCACCCGTTTTCTCAGAGATGCGTTTGACGAGGGTGACCGGTATGTGGAGCGGTATTTGAGAGAGGCTGGACGCGAGATTGAGCGGCTTTGGAGGTCGATGTGACGGTCTACGATGCAGCAAAATACGTACAGAGCAGCATTGTCTCGGATATTAGCGGTATCCGGTCGGCGCCCGAAGACCCGCCCGATAACGCAAGCGTGTATCCGTTTGCTGTGTGCTTTCCCGAAGGCGGCAACTTCACAGGCAATGATGATGCAGGCAAGGACTTCCACGATTTGGTATTGCAAATTCACGGTACACGCAAGGATCTTCCACGCGACTACGCGGCAGTAATTGGTTACATCGAGGATGTAGGTCACGCGCTGCGAGACGACCCGACGTTGGGCGATAACGTGGAAACGATTGTTGGAGAGATAACGTACTCATTTGGTGTTATGCAATGGGGCGGCGTCGAGACGCTCGGGCCCCAGTTCAAATTTACGGTCAAAATCAGACCATAGCGAGGTGGAGTAATGGCATACGGAATAACCCGCAAACGCAAGATTCAATTTGGTAAAGAGAGCACACCCGGCACAGCGGTTGCAGCAACTGTCCTGTGGAACGGTATGGGGCAATTCCCCGCCGATGACTCGCCACGCGAGTTTGTGCACGAGCCAGGCAGCCTACACCGGTCCAATCGCTCCTACCAGGCGGCGCTGGCGGCGAGCCTTAATCTGGAGAGCGCCGAAGCGACCTACGAGCTGCTGTACTGGCTGTTGGACGCAATGATCAACGGCGTCACGGCAAGCGCGGACGGCACCGGTAGCGGCTACACCCGCTCCTATTCACTTAATGCGAGCAGCAACGATCCGGAAACGCTGACCGTCGAGGGCGGTGACAACCAGGATTGTTTGGAAATGGAGTACGGATTCGTGACAGAGTTGGTCTTGAGCGGCCAGCCTAACGGTGCGGTGATGGTCGAAAGCGCCACGATCCAGGGGCGGCAGGTGAGCGATGATTCATTCACCGCAGATTTGTCACTGCCTACCGGCATCGAAGAGATCCTGTTCAACAAAGGCGCCCTCTACATCGATGACACGGGCGGCAGCGGCCCCGGCACCACACAGAAAACCGGTACGTTTTTGGGCTTCACGCTCACAATTACGGGTGAATTCAGAGCGGTCACGCACGGCGACAGCAACCTGTATTTCACGACGATCAAACAGGTGGGCGGCAGTGCTGAATGTGAGATTATCCTGGAACATGATGACACCTGTGTCACCGAGCGCGGCAATGCGCAGGACGGCGCCGAGCGCGTCATCAGAATTGCATTCACCGGCTCCGCACTGACAACCTCAGATACCTACTCCAACAAGCGGCTCAACATCGACATGTGCGGCGTCTGGTTTCCTGACTCGTTCATCGTGTTGGAAGATGACGAGGGCGATTCAACGATGGTCGGCACATTGCGCGTCGGCTACAATGAGACCGAAGATTTGGAGTTGGACATCCTGTTGGTCAATGAGATTTCATAGCATAGGTTAGGAGGTAGCCATGCTGAACAAGGTTAAAGCCGTTTCTGACGGTCAGGTGATCCGGCGGCGTTTGTCGTTGGGTCGGTACAGTGACGACCTCGAGGGTGACTACGTACGTGTATGGCTCAATCCTGATCAGGATTTCTATGATCAGTGGGATGCTTTCCGCGTCGCAAGCGCAAATGTAAAGGCGCTAACCGAGAAAGACGAGCCGGAGAAACAGGAAGAGCGTGACGCGCTGGCACAGGAGATCCGTGAAGCCGTTGACGAGATGACCGATCTCTCCATCAGATGCGATAGCAAGCTCTGGGGCATCGGCTACGAAGATGCACAAATGATCTACGAGACGGCGCCGGGCCTATTCCAGTGGATGAACGAGCAGGCGTGGGAGATGATCCACAAACACGGAGCGCGACGCAGAAAAAAATAAAAGTGAGCGTGCTCAATTGGGCAGCGCGGGCGCGGCGGTTGCGGCGACAAGGCAAACCTCCCCCGCCCCCTCCCAGTGACACGCTCCTATACCGAGCCCGAATTGCCAAAATGTTGAACCATTTAAATGGCTGTTCTATGTTCACGGCCTGGAACATTGGACAAGTGCCAGCGGTGGACATGGAAGAAATAGCAAAAACCCTTTCTTGGGTAGAGGAACTAAATGGCGGCTGATTATCGGTTAGGTGGCGTGATCGACCTCAAGGACAAAACCGGTCCAGGGGCGAAGTCAGCGCAGCAAAACATCAGTGGCTTAGAAGGCGCCGTCAACGCAGCGAAGGCGGCGTTGTTTGCCCTGGGTGCTCAGCAAGCCGTGAGAACAGCGGTAGAGCTGGGTAGGTTGGGCGCGCAAGCGGAGCGCACCGAATCTGCTTTTGTGAACATCGCCGGCGGTACGGACGCGGCTGAAGACAACCTTGAGGCCATGCGTGAGGCGACTCGCGGTGCGGTTGACGATATGGGCCTGATGCAGGCCGCAAATCAGATGTTGCAGATGGGGCTGGCTGATAACGCTGAGGAATTGCGGCGCAACGCAACGCTGGCAACCCGCCTCGGCGGCGCGATGGGCAAGGATGCAGCCGGCGCGATGGCGGACTGGAACATGATGATGGCCAACCAGTCCATCCCGCGTCTTGATACGTTTGGCATCTCGGCCGGTGCAGTCAGAATGCGTATGGAAGAGCTCGCCGAGGCCAACCAAAACCTAACCCGCGAACAACGGTTCAGCATCGCCGCCGCGGAGGAGGGCGAAAAGGCGCTGCTTAGATTGGGTGATGCCGTTGAAGACAATCAATTGGCTATCGAGCAAGGACAGGCGGCGTGGCAGAACTTCCGCGTTGAGCTTGGTAAAAATTTCTCCGATGCGGTAGGGCAGGCGACCGGCGCGCTGGGCTTGTTGCTTACCGAAGTCACGGAGGGCATGGCGCAAGTTAACGATCTCCGTGAGGGGATGGGCGAAGCCGCGACTTCCGCAGCCTATTTTGCAGAGCGATACGGCGGCGCGGCGGGTGCTTTGGACAATCTCAATCAGCGGATGATTGAGAATCAGACCATCAATGCGCTCTCGCAGGGGCAAATGGCAGACTATGCAGCGATGGAAGCGGCGGCGGCGCGGCAGCGCGAAGTCCTCAACACAGCTCTCAGCAATACCGAGCCCCAAGCCCGGCAAAACCAACTGGTTGATGAGTACTCGCGTGCAGTCAATGCAGGCAACCAGGTCACGGCTGAATATCACGAGCGGTTTGATGCGTTGGCCGTGCAGATTGACCGCACCGAGGAAGAGTTGGCGCGGTACAATGAGATGCAAGAGCGTGTGCAGGACTCGACCCGCGACGCAGCGGTCATTCAAGCCGATTTGACGCGAGCACTTGAAGATCAGCAATGGGCAGCTTACCAGCTGGAGCAAGCGCAAGAGGCGCTGCGTGCTGCGCAAGATCCGGGCAATGCGGAGCGCGCCGAATTTCGTGTGGAGAAGGCACAGCGGCGGCGCACCGACGCAACTGAGGAGCTTACAGAGGCCGAAGCCACCCTTCAAGAGTTGCGCGGTGGCTACACATCTAATGAGTTTGCATCCGAGGAAGAGTATTGGGCGGCCGTCGAAGAAGCACAAGAGCGCGTTACGGACGCTCAAGAGCGATTGACCGAAACCACGTTCTCCCTGGGGGATGCGCAGGAACGGCTCAACGAGGCGACGGACCCAGACCGGCAGCGCGAACTCGAACGCGCCGTGACGCTGGCAAAACGTGCGCTCGAGAATCAGAAAACGCAAGTTTCAGAGCTGCGCGACGAACTGCAAACCTCACCCACGATGGACGACTACGCAGACGAGATTACCAACGCCGAAGCCCAACTGCAACGGCTGAAAGATAAACAGCGCGAATATGGCAATACAGCCCGCGAAGAATTCAATCGAGCTATTCAAAACGCGGGTAATTATCGCAACGCGCTTGACCTCCTAGCAGATCATCCAATCTGGAGCGGTGACTTCCAAATACCTGGCGTGGTTGGCCCGCAGGGTGGCGCGCAGATGACGCCCGCAGGCGGTACCCAGACCATACCGAGCGGCAGCGGCAACAACATTACCATGTACAATCCGATTTTTCAGGGCGTTGGTGACACAGATAACTTCTTCTCAGAACTGGAGGACATGCAGCCATGACGACTGTGCCTGTTGCTCTTGATGGTCTTGTAATCTCTGATGGTCGTGGTAATAACGATTGGATCTCTATCATTCCCGACATCTACGGCCTGACGCAAGCGCAGATTGTAGCCGCGCAGCGGGCGGGCAGGTACCCAGAGGCGACAGGCTCGGTATTGTTGCGGCAGCGGGCCTTGACGCTTGAGACCTATTTCCCCGGCAACGACCAGGAGGACAGCCGCGCGCTGTTGCTGCGCAAGATACTCTATGAGCGCGGTGAAATACAGCGTCTTGTGCTCGCTGATGATGTGCTGTACGGCGCGGGCGGCAAAAATATGCTGCTGTGGTTGCGGGGCGACTTATACAGCGATGACGGCACCTGGAAGCTCCGCGATATATTACAGCCTGATGATATCGAGGCAACACTCTCCGGCGCGCTTCATCAGGTGGCGGGGGCGTGGCCTGGAACGCGGGCGCTGATGGTGGAAGAAGCGACGACCAACTTGGTTAAAAACCCACCGGCAGGTGGTACTTATACCAGCGGAAGAGCGCAGAATTGGAGTGAAATCAATTCTGCTGGATTCTCTGCAACTGTGGCAACCTCAGAAGAGACAAGCATTGTAAGGCGCGGGGAGAGCGCGCAGCGCGTCAAAGTTTCTTCTGTGACGTCTTCAGGGTTTTACGCATTATATCAACGCTATTCTTCAGCTAGCGCTGCGACGGAATACACCATCAGTGTAGACCTTCATCAAATAGCCCGCAGCGGTTGCCACTTCCGTATAGGATTTGCCTGGCGTGATAGTGGTCTAGGCTTCATCAGTTCAGCGTACTCTGACCCCATCTATCCAGAAGATGACCAGTGGGATAGATATACGTTTACAGCTACGTCTCCAGCAAGCACGGCTATCGTCGATGCACGAGTATTGGTCTACGACCTGGACTCCGGGGATAGTGCTGAGGTTATTTTGGATGGTATGCAGTTAGAGGAGGCTGGGTACGAAACATCCTATATAGATGGCTCATTATCGTGGGCGTCATGGTCAGGCACGGAGTTCGATAGTACCAGCACACGCACAGCCACAGAGGTAAATCTAGATGACCATGCTACGCTGCTCTCTGGTAATGACACGTGGACACTATCGGCATGGGTGCAGCCGCAGTACGACGCTGATGGTACATGGCCTGACATATCAAATTATGTCTTCGACACGCGAGGTGCGGACAATAACAACCGCGTTATCTTACGGTACAATTCCACTGATGATAGATGGGATGTATACATCAATGGAGGGGATAGAATTGCGTCAGGGAGCGCGCAGACATTTAGCGCCGGTGATTGGATTCACCTCGTACTGACAGTCGATTTTAGCAATGACGAGTACAAGTTGTATGTGAATGGCGTTCTGTACGATAGTAGCACCACCAGTTTGAGTCATCCCACACTCACAGATTGTATCCTGCTATCAAGGTACAATGCTGGCGGGAATTTCTTCAACGGCGCTCTAGCTGAGGCCGCTGTTTTCGATTCCATCCTCACCGCCGAAGAGGTCTCCGCGCTGTACAATACTGGCGACCTCAATCCGCGCTGGATCAACGTCATGTGCAACGGCTCGTCTCCGCTACGTGAGGGGCGGCGCGTCGTTAAAAGTGCGGAAATTGCCTCGTTAGTGACGAGCGGTGATGTCCTCTCGCGGCAGCGCGACGGCGATTTAGAGCAATGGACAGTCAGAAGCAGCGGCGACACGGTGACGGTGAATAATCGCGGTGACGGTTACGCTTATCCGATTTTCGGGATCACCCCAGAGACCACCAAGAGCAGCGGTTTTACGAAGCGGCGGTGGGCCCCGGTCAAATACGCTGAATCGTCTGCGATATCCAATTATCCAGTGGATATCACAGACGGCGGCATCGATCTGAGTGCCTCCGCGCAAGGTGACGGTGACGACATCCGCGTTTACCTGGGATCGACGGAGATTGACCGCTGGTTGGGCGGCACCCTCGTTTCTGACGTGAAAATCTGGTGTAACTTGAATTTCTCGGCAGACGTGAGTATGACGCTGAACGGCGCGATCACAAGCGGTGAAACCGTGACTGCTATCACGGTCAACGAAGACATCGCCGGGCTGGATTATAGCGGCGTTTTGCTGATTGACTCTGAGGCGTTTACCTACGAAGGGTACAGCGAAGCGACGAAAACCATCATGATCACCGGCAGGGCAGCGCGTGACACGTCAGCGGCGGCGCACTCAGATGGGGCAACAGTTTACTGGATTCAAAATGATCTCTACATCTATTATGGAGATTCGACGCTCTCGGCGCCCACAACCGATGATTCCGTCAAGCCACGGTTTGACCTTGATGACTCGACTAACACCAGTTGGAAATATACCCAGTTCGGCGCAGACGATGGCGACGGCAACTATAACTGGATACAGGATGACGATTTTCTTCTGACGTACGGCGGAGAATACTACACAGGCAATCAAACCGCTAATGCCGATCCATGGACGGAGGCCGGCGTCAATATGCCGCAAAGCACTGCGTTGGGGACTCTGCGGGGAAGATGGAGAACGCCAGTATTCCCCCAAAATATGATAACCGGCGCGAGCTGGGACATCGACTATAATTTTACCAGCAACGCCGACGGTGTCGGAAACTCGGTGATGAGGCTCGAGGGCGTCGATGTTACCGGCGATTTAACGCTGGACAACACGTGGCGCAACTATACTAAGACGCAAACATTTACGGCGACCGATCAAGTCATTTTTGCGGCCTACTGCTATCACTCAGACACAAGCGGCACGGAAAATGGAGCCGCTGAAGTCAACACTTGTACGCTCACCCTATCGAGCATAGTCACGGTATCCGTTGGAAGTGAAGTGAGCGTGTACGAACTAAATTGCACCATTACTAACAATGAGACCGGGGAATCTATGAGCTTGAATTACAATTTGGTACTCAATGATACTCTGGTGATAGACACTGATGAACGGACAATCACCCATGAAGGCGCGTCGGCCCTAACCGCAAAAACGCTGGATGAAACGCGGTTGGAGTGGCTGCCGCTGGCGCCCGGTGATAATGAATTAGAATTTACGGAGACTGGCTTACAGAAAGTACAAGTGGACATCTATTGGGACGTAAGAACCATTGAATAGAGGAGTAAAACATGAGAGCAAAATTTCGGTATTGGAAAGGCGCAGACGGAACGCGTTGGCTGCGCATGACACTGAGCGGTGAGGACTGGCCCGAGGGCTGGGCGATCCCCTATGCCAACCTCGAAGGATGGGGTATGCTGGATTGGTTCAAAGTGACCCCGGCCGAAGGTGAGGGGCTGCTTGCCAACCACGACTATCAGATGAGTGACGCGCCCACCGATCAAGAGTTTGCGGGATTTGTAGACAATCTGCATACGTTGATCTCGCAGATCAAGCCGGTGGTGACGCCCGGCGCGTCGCTCGTTATTGAGGATGAGCGCGAATACTGATGACTGCAATCCTGACTGTTTGTGATCGGAGCCGACGGGCTCGACAACAAGCCGCGGGGGTAACCGGCTCGGTATTGTGGAGGCTCAATTCCGTTGGGCAGGCAGACCATACCGAGCCCTACGCGGACGCCGGAACGTACTGGCGCGAAGGCTCGCCTGTGGTGATTGAGTTCAGTGCGGATCTGGACTTGCCAGCATGGGGCGGCATTTTGAGCAAGCCAACATGGCGTGATGGCAAGCAATTCAACATTGCGAGCATTGAAAAAGCGCTTTCCTGGCGATACACCTCGAAAGGGCTTGCGTTCAGCAGCGCCACACGTGGTCAGATAGCCGAGGGTATCCTGGGCGATCTGAACGCGCAAGCGCCCACGCTACTAACCGCCGACTACATAGCTGAGACCGGCGATTCATTGACGCTCGATTTTGACTATGCGGAAGGATTGTACTCCATTCAGCAGCTGACCGACGAGCAGGATTATCTCATTAAAACAAGGCTCGTCGGCGGCATTGCGACCTACAGGCTGAATTGGTACAGCGCGGCCGGCAGCGACAAAACCGACAATGTGTTGTTGATGCCCGCTGCGGATAACATTGACCTGTGGGAGCCACAACAGATTTATAATTTCATTCGTGCGATCGGCACGGATGGCACTACAGTGACTGCCAGCAATGCGCAGTCTATCGGATTGTACGGACGGCGTGAGCATCGACCGGTGTACCTGGACACGACTGACGAAGACACGCTGCAAAGTCGGACTGACGCACTCCTGGAGCGGTACAAGATGCCTCGCAAATATGCGACAGTGCGCAACGTGCAGCCACCGTTTTCCGACATTCGCCCGGGGAACACAATCGGGCTGGCAGCCTATACCGAGCACCCGCAGCACGCTGTGGATGGTGAATTTCGTATCATTGCGATGGAGTGGCGGCGCGGCGATACGCTCAGCGTGGAACTAAAAGAGGTGCTGTGATGGCAAATATTCAGCGTGATCACTATCCCGACAATATCCTGGAGCGGCTGAGGGAGCTTGAAGCGCGGGTGAAAGAGCTCGAGAAGCGGGTGAATCAGCTGCAGCAGTCATGAGCGTGTTGGGTGTGCCCCGCCCGTCGTGGCACGGGGCTCTTGGCTCCACGCGATCTCTTGGCCCCTTCAATCCTCAGGGGGGCTTTTTCGCTGCGCTATTCTGTGGTGGCACAGATTGCACAGATTGGGCCGAAGGTCTGGGGGTGGGTGGCGCCGACGGTGAAGCCGACGAAGACCCGGTCCATGGGTTGGCCGCACTCCGGGCAGTCCTCGCCGATGATTTCGCCGTCGTAAACCTCGATGTAGCCGATGATGAGGTCGGGATCGAGGAGGTCGGCGGCGTCGGGTAGGTGCTCGGTCATCAAGGTGTCGATGATGACCTGGTGACGCGAGCGACCAGTTTCGTCAGCGACGCGGTCCAGGCGCGCAGCGAGCAACTGCGGGATGCGTAGTGTTTGGTTTACTGTTGTCATGGTTATGATTCCTCCAGATATAGTTTTTTGACGATCAGGGCGACTACCCAGAAGTTTTTGGGGTCTCCGCGCCGCATGGCGAGGACAGGATTATCGCTATCGAGCAGGCGCCACCAGCCTTTGCGGTAGCCGTTTGGCCAGGGGTGGAACGTCCACCCGGCGGCCATGATTTCGTCTACGGCGTCGCAGGCTTTTTTCTGTTCGTCGGTCATGGTTAGTGTTGGTGCCCCGCCCGTGCTGGCGCGGGGCTTTGTGGTTATTGATCAAGGCCCAAATATTCTCGTCCAGAATATCCAGCGACTGGCTCGCCATCCGAATGGCACGCAATGGTTACCTTGCCGTTACTGTAGGTAGCGATAAGCTGAGAGCTCTCTTCTGGTATATAGTCCCTGAAGACGGTGATTGTCCAGTCGCTGGTATCGCCATCAATGATTGCTTGGGCGTCTGCGGAGAACGTGGATTCTGTCAGCTCGAGGTCGCAATAAGCGACTCCCTCACAGATCGCGCACAATCCGCCCGCGCTGTCTTCGACTAAATCCACTTTTTTATTCTTAATCTGTCTGTGGTTCATTTCGTTTCTCCTTTGTGTTGTGCCCCGCCCTTTCGAGCGGGGCTTTGTGGTTATCGGGTTTTGATAAACAACGCCTTGTTGTGAAACCACTCGCGCTGTTCTGAGGCGCCGCTCCCGGGTGCGGCTCGGTAACTGATTAGTGAGCGCTGAGCGTTGCCCTCAATGACGCGCCCGAGTTCCCCGTCTGCAAACATGACGGTTGTGCCTTTGGGTAGGTGTCCGAGATTGACACCGTCCTGTAAATAGTCGCCATCTTCTCGATAGGGTTCAAAATCGGAGCCTTGCTGCTGCTGATAGTAACTTTCTACCAACACTGCGAAGGCCGCTGTGTTGCTGGTAAAGCCATCGCAAATCTCATCCCATTTTCGTTTGGTGTTCGTCCCTGCATAAATTTTGATCTGTGACATGCTGTTGTCCTTTGCCGGATACGAGGCCTCCGGCGGGGCGCTTGGTTGGCTATTTGCAGTCGCTGCAAACCGGGGCGCCGAAAAAGTCGAAATCGGTGGCGCGCATTCCGCAGTAGTGGCAGGAGAGTTCATCATCGTGTTTGTGGTGAGTCGTCTGGTGTTGGGGCTTGGGCTCGTATTCAACTAGGCTTTTAGCACCCTCTGGGCCGATCAGGGCTTTGCCTTTTTCGTAACGAATTTTGACGACACCTTGTCTCGTGATTTCCTCAACGGTTCCGATCAATCCTGCCCATATTCCCTCTGTGACCTTAACTCGCATTCCCTGTTTCATTTTTATCTCCCCTTTGGTCTCTATGTGTCCCTTCACTGTTTATATAGTACCATAACAGTACTACAATGTCAAGGGGCAAATGCACGAGTTTGGCAAATTCGTCGAAATACTGGTCAGGTGGCTAGGTGAACGGGTGTTCTAATTTTTAGAACATGGGGGTGTTGCTCATTTTTGGGGGGTGTGTTACGGTGAGGTTGGGCGAGTTGATGTCAGATCGGGGAGTGTTTTCATCACTCCTCATGAATATAGTTTACAACTGCAACCAGTTACTTGGGATACCTGTAGACATGACAAATGTCATATATCACCCGTGACATTTAGCACGTGTGATAACAACTATAATCATTAGAATAGAGATAGTTGAATGATACAGATGTGATCAAGAAACCTAAAGGAGTGATTTATGAACATCCCCCAGCATCTGCAAAAGGAATGGTATCTGAAACACTTGGCTTGGCTTGGATACGACGTAGACGCAAAGCCAGAACGGGCCAAACTGCGCTATGCCGATCTGCGCTGGGCCGATCTGCGCGAGGCCGATCTGTTCAGGGCCGATCTGCGCTGGGCCGATTTGCGCGGGGCCGATCTGCGCTGGGCCAATCTGCGCTGGGCCGATCTGCGCTATGCCAATCTATGCGAGGCCGATCTGCGCGGGGCCAATCTGCGCTGGGCCGATTTGCGCGGGGCCAATATAGATTTTTCCTGTTGGCCGCTGTGGTGTGGATCGTTCGACGTCGTCACTGACTATCAGCAGAAATCTCAGCTGGCCTATCATTGGCTGCGAATGGCCGAGAGTGAAGATGAAGAGCTGACAAAAAACCAGCGTGAAAAATTGGCAGCAGCACGGACTGCACTGGTTCCGTTGGCCAGCGATTGGGACGGGTTTGAACGGCATCGTTTGAGTAGGATAGAGTAGGAGGCGATCATGAGCAACTACCAACCGCAATTCATCATCACCAAAGTTCAAACTTGTCATTTTTGTAACGGGGTAGGTGAAACGGATGCACACGCAGTTTGCCCTCGGTGCAACGGAAGCAGCGAGATTTACTCTGAAAGCACCTTGAAAGACGCCATAAAAGAGCTTGATTGGTCTGATTGGGTACGAGAGGCAGGCGCGGATCTGGACCGTTTGGAGGAACGCCTTGAAAGACTGGAAATCGATATGGTCGCCGTCAAAAACACGCAGGGCGCGCACATTAAAAACTGCTACCATGATTTACATGACCACAAGGAGCGGTTAGAAGTGGTCGAGGAGTGGGTTCGGACATTTACCGATCTTACTAACAGCAAGCTTGATTGGCAACAAGAAACCAACCGCACGTTGTACGACCTCGAGGAGCGAATCCGAGGGCTTGAAGCGATCAGCGAGGCTGACGACAAGTGGACAAAGTTGACCGATGAACAGTTGGAACAATTGGAGTTGGATATAGACGGGCTGCGGAAATTGTCCTACAAACTGGCCGAGCACATCGGTAAACTCGAACGCAGTAAAATGCTGTACGGTGACATGTTCCATACCGAACTGAACATCTACGAAGAACGGCTGCGCGTGCTGGAGACGAAACTTGAGCACGTGGAGGCCCCCCACAACGCCGATCCCGTTTACAACACAAACCAGCTGCGTAATACCTTCGCGTCTCTGTACGGGAGGGCGAAGTTTCAAATAACACACAGCGAGCTCCTGAACTTACTCGAAGAGGTTAAGCATGTCTGAAAAATACATCCCTAACCGGTTCATGATCAAACCTTCCCGCGAGTGCATTGAAGCGCTGGCGAAACTGGCCAACAAGGAAAAACGCGACCCCCGCGAGCAGGCGGCTTTGCTGATTGAAGAGGCGCTGCGTAACCGCGGTCTGCTGAACGGCGAAGGTACAAAAGTTGTCATGTATCTCACCCCCAGCAAGGCGGGCGAGTTGACAGCGGCGCTTCAGCAATACCGAGCCTTGCAGCGTGAGGCGGGGAACGTCGCGAGTGCAGTCAAAAGCAACCAGTCGGTGCCCCATCCCGGCGCTGACGCGGATCTGGAGTAAGCGATGACCAAACAAGGCGCGATTGTACTGGCGGTCAACATCGGTTTGAGCTCACTCAATGCGGTGTTTTGGGCGCTGATCACGTATCTCCTCAACTCCTCAATCTGGTGGCTTTTCGGTCTCATTGCGTTTGCATTTTCATTTGTCGGAATCGCTTGTGCTCAAGTATCGTCGGAAGCAAGTCAACGGGCCGGGCGGTAGTCTCCTCCTTCAAAGGCGCGGTGCTACGGGCTGTAGGGGATCGCATCCCCGCCGCGCTGATAATCCCGGCACTGGAACGGGTACACACACAAGAAAATTGGAGGTGAAACACATGGATGAAAGCGGAAACATTCGGACGTTTAGTGGAGAGTATCGTGTTGCGGCGAAGGTGATCACGCAGGTTGGGACGTATTACGCAACCTCGGACCCCCTCAACAACGGGGTTAACACAGTTGAATTCGATGGCGTCAACTCTGAAAACATTCACGACGGCTATTATCCTTCTCCTTCTTTGGTTTACTACCATGGCGCCTATGCCATTGAGTATCTGTAGGATACCAGACTATGGACACGCTGTTACAGATTCAGATAGATTTGGTGCTGATTAGTCGCTGTTTGGGCGTGTTGATTTGGGGCATTTTGTACGCCATTTGGTTGATTGCGATATTAGAGGAGGTGCTGGAAGACGTTACAGAAGCGCAGATCGTAGCAAAACTGTCCAAAGCGTTGGGGTTGGCGCACCATGCGTTAGACTCGGTGCAAGCTGCCCGACAGGGACAATATCACGGTAAACGTTAATCTTTTTACAACATAGGAGGTTTTACGCATGACATACGATCCGTTTAATGCAGCAATGAATCCCCCAAAACCGAAACAGACCGAACGCTGGTTTGGGCGTCTTTTCGTCGATGTCTGGCCGTGCGTGTTGGTCAGCGGCGAGGGCAAGGTGCCCTTCGATCCGGCTGTCCACGAGGAAAGCAAGCGCGTGACGGCCATAGAGATGGAATTGGTGCCGCTGCCTGACTATGACGTCGGTTTCACGCTGGAACGCAACATGGTGCATTTCGCCAAAGCCTGGCGGCGCGTGACGCTGCCGTCGATTCAGGCGTTAGATGTGGATCTCCGCAACCTGCACGAAGCCTACGTTGCCGCCGAGTTCAAGCCGACCGGACGCACCTGGACCGGTCAGGACGGCGAGGAGAAAAAGGAAACCGCCTTCGTCATCGTGGGCGTGTTTGATTCTCAAGAGGCTTGTCAGCAAGCCTACGTCGCCTACGAGAACGCGGCTGAGGCTGGCAGCAATGGTGATGGTGATAAAGAGCGGGAAACGGCGCGCATGTTCATCAAGCCCCTGTGGAACCAGGCGGGGGGCAACAAGGAGAAGCTGGCGAAACTTCTCGCTGGGAATCCGCTCACCAACAAGTATTTCACCATCAACTCTGAGGAAGTTCAGGAGGTAATCACATCATGACCGCGATTTTGAGCGAGAACATCAGAATCGTTGACACGGATATGACGCCGTTTTATCTCCTGGGGCACTCCGACGGCATGACGCTGGAGGAAGCCGCCGAGGAAGCTAAACGGCAGGACGAAGAGGCCGCCGAGCAGTTGCTGGCAACCGCCAAGGCTGTCTTGTTCAACGAGGACGCATAGTCAAAAGCCTGCCCCGTTCGTGACTGAGTGGTCTGGAGTGCAATGACACACGAAAGACTTGACGGCGGGGCGGGTTTTTTCAACGAGGTGCTTATGAGCAATAAAATTACCTCAATCATCATCGATTCACGCGAACCGGCCTGGGTGCAAAATCTGGAGTTCGGCGGCGTGCCCAAGGCCATCGCGCCATTAGACGCTGGCGACTTCCTGATAGCCACATCAGACAATCGCACACTCGGTATCGAGCGGAAGACCGGCGGCGATCTCCTCAACACACTGGCAAGTGAGCGGCTGTTTCCCCAGCTAACGCGGCTGCGTGAACAGACCGCCTTCGCTTACCTGCTGATCACCGGGCCGCTACAACCGGGCGCTGACGGCAAGACCATTACTGAGCGCGTCACCGGCTGGAACTGGAACGCGCTGCAGGGCGCGCTGCTGACTGTGCAGGAGTTGGGTGTCTCAGTTATACACGCAGTCAACGATGAGGACCTGGAACCGGCGATCATCCGGCTGGCCGCGCGACGACGCGATGATGTACGTGTACTCCCCCCACGACAGCCCAACGTCTACGGACCGGGTGCGGCGGTTTTAGCAGCGCTGCCGGGCATTGGCCTGGAGCGGCTGGACGCCGTGCTGAAGGCCGCGGGCACCCCGGCCTGGGCCTTACAGATGCTGACACAAAAGTACGGCGAGGACGTACCGGGCATCGGACCGGCGACGAAGGCGCGCATTCGCAATGCATTAGGACTGGAAGACGAGTTGGATTTGATTATAACCGTTAGGCCACAGGAGGAATAACAACATGGCAAACGAATTAGCACGACGACAGGTATTAACCCCCGAAAACTGGAGCATGATTGAGCAGGTCGCAGATGCTGCGTACAAAAGCCGCAAATTTGGCGTAACACCGGG